CATTTTCATGGTATTATTGGATATTACTCCGTATGATTACAATATTATAATCATACCCGGAAAATCTCTTAATGAGAGGTTTGGTAATTTTTAGTTCCTAACCTTTAAAAGGGTCTTAAGGCAACGATCTGTTAGTAATTCTAACAGGGTATTCCTTCACCATAGATGTATAATAAGGATATTATAACAAATTTAATAAAATAAAATATGAAAAAACAATTATATAACATAACAGTTAAGCTATGTCATATTGTCTTTCCAAATTCTAATTCATTAAACTATCTTAACCAATATTTTAAATTATTGAATAAATTAATAAATACACAAGGTTTAATTAAAACCGTTGCGTATCTAAAAATGTGTAGATTACACTGTACAAGGTACATGTGTGGTTCTCCACTATTATTCAATAAGTTAAAAATTGGTATAGATTCTGATGGTTGACCAAAACAATTACTTTTTCTTAAACCTTTAGCTCAAGGTTCCTTGGAAGAAAGGAAATTGTTATTAACAATTCTTTGTCTTTCAAGAACTCTTAAACCTGAAGGTAAAGAGAAAAGTAAAATCAAACCAGACTACGATTCTATTACAAGACCTGGTAAAATGGATAAAACCATTCCAACAGGTTTCATAAAAGAATTTGTAGAAAGATATAACTTAAGAATGGAAAAGCCAAAATTTGACATGAGTAATATTTACTTGTCAAATAAGGCTGGACCAAACGGTAAGGCAACAAAGAGTTGTTACAACTCCTTGTTATCTTACAGTTATGATCTTATGGCCTCTATTTTTAAAATAACAGACCAATCTGGTATTGATTATTTCCAGAGTCAATATAACTATGCTTGGGAAAAGAATTTTCCCTCACAAAAGTTAGGTAAACTTTCATTTATTTATGATCCTGAATGTAAACTAAGAATAGTTGCAATTGTAGATTACTACACACAACTATTTCTTAAACCTATACATGAAAAAATAATGAAGAAACTTCAAAATCTTCCATGTGATAGGACATTTACACAGGATCCTTTAAATAATTGAAAGGACGATGGAAATAAGTTTTGATCAATAGACCTATCATCAGCAACTGATAGATTTCCAATTTCATTACAAAGACGACTTCTTGAGATATGTATATCTAAGGAAGTAGCCGATGGATGAAATTTTATTCTATCAGATAGAAAGTTTGAAACTCCAAGGGGTGATCTAGTTCAATATAGAACTGGTCAACCTATGGGTTCATACTCTTCTTGAGCTGCCTTTACACTTACTCACCACCTTGTTTTACACTGATGTGCAAAACTCTGTGGTTATGATAAGTTCACCGATTATATAATTCTTGGTGACGACATCGTTATAAAAAACGATGAGGTCGCTAGAACATATATGAAGTGAATGAATCACTTAGGTGTAGAATTATCTTCAAGCAAAACTCATGTGTCACATGACACTTATGAATTTGCAAAAAGATGATTCTGTAAAGGAAGAGAAATTACTGGATTACCAATGAATGGAATTGTTGAAAATATCAACAACCCATTTATTGTAATGGTAAATCTCTATGATTTTTTCAAAGTCAAGGGAAATTACCTAGGTTCTACTAAGAATCTTCCATGTATATTATCTTCTCTTTATAAAGGTTTAAGTCTAAAGTTATCAAAAAGATTTAATAACTCTAGATTTAAAATGAAGATCTATACTTTCCATAAATCACTTGACTATTCATTTGGTTATTTAACATATGACTCTCTTAGAGAGCTTCTATGTTTAAATATAACAAATGAACAGTTTATGATACCTGAAGGACAATTAATTCATAATATTTATGATGATGTCGTTGTTCAGGGTATGGGAAGTTCCATCAAAAATAGTATGGTTTCATTAAATGAATTGGCATCTAAAGTTATAAATGGTAAAACAATTTATAATTTAGATGATCCCAATGAATTAAGAAACTATCCTATTTTTAAAGGAATAGTTAATTACATTAATAACTATAAGGAATCTGTAAGTAAATGGAATGTAAATAGTTCCAATTACAGACAGAAATCTAAAGAATTATTAATGCTAAATATTGATAATGTGTTTGGAAAAGAGAGAAATAAAACTCTCGAACTCCTAAACACAGGAAAAATATTTAGTTTGGGATTTAAGAAAATAAATGAAACTGATGAGATCATGTATGGTTCTTCAATAGGAGAATCTACATATTCTTACAACAGTGATTTATTTAATTTAATCTCAAATAATTATTCTATCAGTCTTAATAAATTAGATCAATTGGACAAAGGAACATATACTGAACCGAAGGTTTCTACACCTCAGTCAGCATATGATGCCTATGCTAATTTCTTTAATTAGAAGACAATATGAATAGATCCTTTTTAAAGAAAAGGAGGGTATACTATATTTGTAATAATGGTAACATTATTACATGTAAGGTATACGGTCAGCATATAACTTGACCATTAATAC